CATCACAAGGGTCTCTTTTAAATCAAACAAAAAATGAGTGTTTTAAGTTAGATAAGTTAAAAATTGAGGTTAACTCAAATCAAGCTATGTATGATGGTTCCGTTAGATTATTTTGGGGAGCTCCAAACTATGGTTATTATGATAACTCAAAAGTTAAAAAACCTTCACCGTTTGCTTATATGAAACATATTTTCTCAGGACAAAGTCAACAAGAAAATTTCTCAATAAATGGGGTTGATTCTGATTATTCTCAAATGAGCGAAATGTTATCTGTTTTTGAAAAAGATGTGTTAGATGGGTTTGAAACAGAATTCTTAAAGTTTTCAAAATCAATGTATGATTATTCTCCAAATGATTCGACTAACGATATTGGACAAGCAAATGCTATTGCAAGTGCAATGGGTGTTAGTAGTGTTGATGTTTTAAATTCCATATCAAATTCTTCGGGAGGTTCTGACACAGAAACGATTAAGACTTTTAAGAATTTCCAAATGTTATTTAAAAGTTTATTAAGAGTTCCAAAAGTTACTGGTGATGATGGGGCTAATATTGTAACAAAAATACAGGACTCTCAAACAAGTAATGTTACTAATATTTTAAAACAATTTTTAAATTATGATGTAGTGTTTAAATATGGTAATCCTTCTTTATATAATAAAAAATTATTTTATACATTTTCAACATTACCGTTAACTGACCCCTATACATGGGAGCCTTATACAGTTATGACACCTAATGCCGTACCGACAAACGGTGGTGGTGTGACATTAGTGACTTCTAAAACAAATTATCCTAATGAATGGTCAACATTATACACGTATGTTGGTTTTTCAGAAATACCTGAATTAGTATATGGTAATAATGGTTCTTATATTACGGATTTCTTTGTTGATTTAAATGTGGCGTTTACTGTTGATAATATTAAACTATTCGCAACAGTTATAAAAATATACGCAACTCAAAAGTTAAACCAATTTCAAAGTAATCCAATTGCTCCACCAGACGCACCGATAACATCACCAAGTAAAATAGTTTCATTTACAACTCTTTTAAGTGGGGATACTATAACCGTTAGACAAGTTAGTTCACAAAAAATATCTTATTTATCAAACAAAGCGGGAATTATTTTATATGAAAGTTTACCAAGTGTTTTACCAACAACTACAGGTAATACTCAAACATTAATAAATCAATCTATTATTGCGGTTTTTGGTTCTTTAGCAACTGGAACTACCTCACCACAATATATTGTTAATACAGTATTTGTTCCACAAGATGAGTACCCACAAGTACCAAACCCAACTGATAAAGCGGGGCAAGGAGCCTTCTACACCGCCATGACCAATTACTTATTGGATATTAATAATTTCCAAAATAAAATCATTGATAATTTAATACCTAAATTACAATTATCTTTACCAAAAACTACGATTGGGACAGAAGGTCAAGTTAATGCGGATTTAGATGGAAATCAAACTAAAGTTGAATTATGGGAAACGTTTAAAGCTTTAAATGATAAGTGGATTTCGGGAAATGATTTTAAAACAAAAACATTGTTTGAAGATGTTTTATTATTGGATAGGGCGAGTCGAAATATTGGGGATAAAATATTGGTGGACATTTATAAATTAAAGGATGAATTAAATATTGAAAAAATGAATACCACCGCATCAATGCTAGCTTACGTTCAAACTATTTTAGTTGAAAATCATTTTGTGGTTATGAATATTCCTTCATATGTTAATTTTTATAATGTACAAGAGGCGGTAAAAAATCCGATACCAAGAATTGAGGGTCCTTCAGAATTTGCTAACACATTATTTGGGACATTTTTAAATGTTGATTATAGAGATTCTTCATCAAAATTAGTATGTTTTTATGCTGGAAAACCAAGTGAACAATTAGATTTAAAAAATAATGTTGATTATCGTTATCGAAATGACGCGTTTGATTTACGTAGAGCTAGCGACAATCCATTGGTGGAAAATCAAGTTGGTAAGAAAGATTGGGATATGTCTAATAAAGTTGTTGGATTTAATGTGGACATTGGTACACAAAATCAACAAATTTTTAAAAGTTTTTCGGTTGACCAAAGTGCTGGTAAAGCGACTGCCGAAGGTATGGAAGTTTTAAATCAATTGGCTAATCAAGGTGGTGGTAGAAAATCGTCGACCCAAAATACCTCTTTATATAATCTATACAAAAATAGAAGTTATGGGTGTCAAATTACTATGATGGGTAATGCTATGATTCAACCAACAATGTATTTTAATTTAAGACATGTACCAATGTTTAGTGGACCATATATGATATTAAGTGTTGACCATAGTATTAGTCCAGGAAATTTTGACACTACTATTACAGGTGTTAGACAACCCATCGCATCATTACCTAAAGTCGACGCGTATTTACAATCACTTAAAATTAATTTACTACAAACAATTATTGATAAAAATAAACTTGAAACTAGGAAAAAGGACGCTGCGAAGATTAATAGTTCTAACGTTATTGGACAATCCACGGATGTCACTAATCAATCGACCCAACAAGATAGTTCAACCACAAGTGATACTATACAATTATCTTGTCAACCAAATTCTAAATATTCTCAATGGGTACCATTGTCATATCCTGGAAAAAATACTTTAACGTATAAGAACGCTATTACGACAATTAAAACTTTAACTAATGATGTAAAATTACAAAAAGTTATTTTTTCAACAGTATATTTAGCGTCTAACGATAATGTCGGATTAACAACATACGAAAATAATTATGGTGGTATTACTTTAAATCAATATTGGGGGAATGCGACATTTATTAACGGGTATTATTATTGTTCAAGTAGAAATGTCCCTAATGCCAGTTTTGAAAGTTTTTCTGATGTTGTAACCATGATGGTTAATAGATGGTCACAAAGAATGGGGTCATTAACAGATGATAGTATAACACAAATTACTAAATATTGGATTTTAAATGCTAATACTGCCGATAAAAATAAAAAACTTACACCTGTTAATGTTTACGACCAAATGTCTTCAACAGATAAATCAAATATTGAATCTAAAGTACAGTTGGCTATTAATATTTTTAACGTAGTTAACTAAGTAATTTTTTAATAATAAACGATATTTATATAAAAACACAATTATGGATACAAAATTAATATTAGATAACTATTTAGGTAAAAATACCAGAAGTACTGAGAAAGACTTAGGCGACGGTTCTAAACAAGTTTGCGATTTAGATACGGGAGATTGTTATACAATCAGAATGAAAGACGGTTTAATTGAAAGAGTTGACAACACTATGTCTAAAAATAAAAAAATCCAAGTTGAAACGACTACTGGAGTAAAACAATTATTAAATGGATAAGAAAATGAAAATAGATGTTAAAATCTTAAATGAAGTTATGAGGTATAAAAGTATAAACAATTATATCACAGAACAAGACGCAACATTACCGCCACCACCTGATGCTGGTGGAGTTCCACCAACTGATGCAGGTGCGGCACCAACAGATACGGGAGTAACACCACCTCCGGCACCTGAAACAGTAGCCCCTGTTGTAGGAGAAGTTGCCCCTGAGACCGTAGATATTTCATCTGACCCTGATGTTGAAAAAGTTGGGAATGATAAGAAAGGTTCAAAAGAACTTGAAATAACTGACTTAGTTAAATCACAACAAAATGTTGAGAAAAAACAAGATGATTATTTTAATAATTTGTTTAAACATCTTGAAGGATTAGAAAGTAAACTTTCTGATATGGATAGTATTATGAATAAATTAAATGACCTTGAGACTAAAGTTGAAAAATATAGAGTAAAAACTCCTGAAGAAAGGTTAGAATTAAGAAGTTTAGATTCTGGCCCATTCAATCAAAAACTAAGTGATTTTTTTGATGATAAACAAGAAGATATGGAAAAAACAGGTAAAAATGAATATATTTTAACTAAAGACGATGTTGAGGCTTATTCGCCAGGAGACATTAAAAAAAGTTTTAGAAACTTTGGAAACAACGATACTGAGATAGATGGTTTCTCAAAATTAAAGTAAAATAACGGTCTTAATTGACCGTTATTTGTTTAAATTATTTGACAAACCAAAGGCTGACACTTATACTTATTAAACAATTAAAACTTAAATTATATGGCGACAAACAATTCCCTAGATTCGGTACTAGCACAGTACGAACAAGCAAAACAAGGTGGTTATACTTCCACTGCAAAAATATCTCAAGAAGATAGAATGAAAAAGTATTTCGCGGCAATCCTTAAGGATAACGAGAAACAAGGTCAAAAAAGACTAAGAATTTTACCAACACCCGATGGTTCTTCACCATTCAAAGAGGTATGGTTTCACGAAGTCCAAGTAGACGGAAAATGGGTAAAATTATTTGACCCGGGTAAGAATGACAATGAACGTTCACCGTTGAATGAAGTTAATGAAGAACTTATGTCAACAGGTAGAGATTCTGACAAAGAACTTGCTAAACAATATAAATCACGTAAATTTTATATTGTAAAAGTAATTGACCGTGATAATGAGGCGGATGGGCCTAAGTTCTGGCGTTTTAAACACAATTACAAAAATGAAGGAATTCTTGACAAAATTATTCCTATTTGGAGAGCTAAAGGTGATATTACTGACTCAAACATTGGTCGTGATATTATCCTTGAATTAACCAAAGCAAAAACACCTAAAGGAGCGGTTTATACGGTTATTCAAACAGTTATGTATGAAGATGCTGGACCTGTTCACGAAAATGCTGAGACTTCAAAATCTTGGATTAGTGATGAACTTACTTGGTCTGACGTTTATTCTAAAAAACCTGTTGAATATCTTGAAGCAATTGCACGAGGAGAGACTCCACGTTGGGATAGTGAAAAAGGTGGTTACGCTTACGGAAATTCAGATTCTTCTGAAATTTCTATGGGAGGTAAAGAAGAAAAAAAACCAACAACTGATTCACAAGCGAACAGTGAACCTGACGAAGATTTACCGTTTTAATATAATGGGATTGAACTAAAACTTGGGCAAAGCGCCCAAGTTTTTATTTTTTAAAAAATTTAACAAATACATATATAATATGGCAATTAAAAAAAACGATTTTAAGTCCATTAAGGACAAATTCTCAACAAAAACAAAATATAAACCTGAAAGTTTCTACAGTTGTGGAACTGCTTTTATGGATGCTTGTGGGTTACCTGGACCTATTATGGGTGGGATTAATATGTTCTTAGGACATAGTAATACAAGTAAAACTACGGCAATGATTCTTGCGGCGGCAGATGCTCAAAGAAAAGGACATTTACCTGTCTTTATTATTACGGAAAAAAAATGGTCATGGGAACATGCTATTGAATTAGGGTTACAGGCGGAAAAAAATGAATCAGGTGAGTGGGATGGCCAATTCATTTTTAATGATTCTTTTGATGTAATTGAACAGACAACAGAATTTATTAATGATATTATTGATGCTCAAGAAAGAGGTGATATTCCTTATAGTTTATTATTTTTATTTGATAGTATTGGAAGTGTTCCTTGTCAAATGACTTTTGACGGAAAGGGGGGCGGCATGCACAATGCTAAAGTTTTGGCGGATAAGATTGGTATGGGGATTCATTCTAGAATTTCAAAATCTAAGAAAGAAGAGTATCCTTATTACAATACTCTTGTAATTTTAAATCAACCTTGGGTTCTGTTACCGGATAACCCTTTCGGTCAACCTGAGATTCAACCAAAAGGAGGAAATGCTATTTATTTAGCAAGTAGTTTAGTGTTTTTATTTGGTAATCAGAAAAAGGCGGGTATAAGTCACATTGATGCAACTAAAAATGGTAGAAAAGTATCATTTGCGATTAGAACTAAAATATCTATTCTAAAGAACCATGTTAATGGCCTTGGCTATAAAGACGGTAAATTAATCGCGATACCTCAAGGATATATTGCCGATACAAAAGAGGCTTTAGATAAATATAAAAAAGATTATTCCGAGTATTGGGTAACAAAATTGGGGTCTTCAGATTATTCTTTAGATGAGTCTTCCGACGATATTGAAGAATTATAGTATTATTAAAAATATTATTAGTATATTTGAAAATGGAAAATAAAGTTTGTAATGAATGTGGTTTGGAAAAATTATTATCTGAATTTTATAAACGAACTGATACTCCAACTGGTTATAGAAATAATTGTAAGGAATGTAAATTGAAAAATAATCATACTTGGTTAAAAGAAAATAAAGAAAAAGTTGTGAGTGTTGGTAAAATTTGGAGGGAAAAAAATAAAGAAAGTATTCGTGAAAGAATAAAAGAATGGGAGATAAAAAACCACCAAAAAGTTAGGGTTAGGAAAAATAAAAGAAATAAGGAAAGAAGAAAAGAAGACCCTATTTTTCATTTAAAAGATAAAGTTAGGTGTAGATTAAGAAAATATTTAATTACACTTAACATTACAAAAAAAAATAAAACATTTGATGTTGTCGGATGTACACCTGAATTATTAAAAAAACATTTAGAAATCCAATTTATTGATGGTATGAATTGGGATAACAGGAGTGAGTGGCATATTGACCACATTATTCCATTATCATCTGCAAAAACGGAAGAAGAACTTTATAAGTTGTGTCATTATACTAATCTTCAACCATTATGGGCTGAGGATAATATAAGAAAGAGTAACAAATTAGTAGTAACAATTTAAAAGTATTAATGTGAAAAAAACATTATTAGTCGATGGGAATAACCTTCTTAAGATAGGAATTTGCGGGGTTAAAGATTTTTACCACGACGGAAAACACATAGGAGGATTGTGGCATTTCATGAATACTATCAGACGTTTTATTGATGAACAAAATTTTGATAAGGTAGTTGTTATGTGGGATGGGGATAATAATTCATTTGCACGTAAACTTATTTATCCTCAATATAAAGAAAATCGTAAAGATAGAGATAATGAGTATAAGTTAAGTTCATTCACCGAACAGAAAGAGAGAGTTAAACAATACTTAGAGGAATGTTATGTAAGACAAATCTGTGTTGATAACAATGAAGGCGATGACCTTATATCATACTACTGTCAAATCTCTCACAACGAACAAAAGACCATTTTTTCTTCAGATAAAGACCTTACACAACTTATCTCTGACAAGGTGAGTATCTACTCCCCATCAACAAAGAAGATGTATCACAATGGGGATAAAATCAGAATTTACGAATATGAAATTCCTCATGAGAATATAAAAACATATAAAATATTGTCGGGTGATAAATCTGACAATATTGATGGAATTTATTATTTGGGTGAAAAAACTTTAATCAAATTATTCCCTGAGTTACTTGACGAAACGGTTAATATTACCGATATTTTAACAAAGGCTGAACAATTGTTATCTAAGGATAAAGATAACACGGTCTTAAAAAATCTTTTATCAGGTAGAACAAAAACAGGAATTTATGGGAATGAATTTTTTGAAATTAATGAACAAATTGTTGACTTATCAAAACCACTAATCACCGATGAAGGTAAAACACTCGTAGAATTATATTACACAGAACCATTAGACCCTGACGGTAGAGGACACAGAAATATCATTAAAATGATGATGGAGGATGGGTTCTTTAAATTTCTACCTAAAGGAGACAATAATTGGGTGAATTTCTTGACCCCATTTTTAAAATTAACAAGAAAAGAAAAGAAAAACTATAAACAAAAATAAATTATGATTACAAAAGACCAAGAAACAACCAAATTAGAATTTTTAATGATGGTTAACGACAACATCATTGTCCAAAGATTTTTTAATGTAAGGGATTACAATTCCAAAGCAAAAAACTCGAATGAGTTTTATGATTACCTTTACACTTTAAAGGAGACTTTAGAATACGATTTAAAAATGAAATCGATAACTTATTTGTTGGATAACTCTTACGAAATTAAACAGAACCCATCGATGCTTGAAACATCAAATACTGATGGACCTGAGAATTTTAATATCTTTATTAAGGATGGGGATATGACAATTTGTCACAGACAAATGGATGCAAAAATCTTCCCTCCTAAGATAAGATACACCGTAGACATACGCCCGCACATAAAAAGTATACTTTCCGAATTAACTGACATTTTCTCGGCAAAAAATTTAACATACGGTTACAATGTAGTTCCGAACAAGGCGTAATATTTATCTTTAATAACACTAAAATTACATGGCATCAAACAAAAATTTCGATTATCTAGGAAGTACTTTTCAGATACAATTAATTAACCAAATCATCGTAGATAAAGACTTTTCAAGGTCAATTATCGATGTTATTGAGAACAATTATTTTGAAAACAAATACTTCAAGATAATTATTCAAATGATTAAAGAGTATTATACAAAATACGAACACATCCCAACGTTTGACACCTTAGAACAAATTACAAAATCGGAATTACAACAAGAATTGGCATCTAAAATCGTTTTAGATACTTTAACAAAAATTAAAGATGCTCCAACTGAAGGACAAGAATTTGTTCAAGAGAAAGCGTTAAAATTCTGTAAACAACAAGAATTACAAAAGGCTATTACTAAGGCTCAAAAAGTTATTGATGGTGGTGAGTTTGAAAATTATGATACTTTAGAAACACTTGTAAGAGAGGCATTACAAGTGGGTGAGAGAGAAGATGGGACGGAAGATGTTTTTAACAATTTAGATGAGGTTTTAAACGAAGATTACAGACATCCGATACCAATGGGTATACCTGGTATAGATAGACTCTTAAAGGGTGGTTTAGCTCGAGGTGAAATCGGTGTTGTATTAGCACCAACAGGTGTTGGTAAGTCAACATTATTAACCAAAATATCTAATCACGCGTTTAATTTAGGATATAATGTTTTACAAATATTTTTTGAAGATAATCCTAAAATTATTCAGAGAAAACACATCACATTATGGACAAAAGTTCATCCTGATGAATTGACTTTGAAAAAAGATGAAGTTATGGCGAAAGTCAAAGAGATTAAAGATTCTATGGAGAATAAATTAATCCTTAAAAAATTACCATCGGATACTGTAACTATGTTACAAATCAAAGGACAAATCAGAAAAATGATTGCTGATGGTAATAAGGTTGATATGGTGTTACTTGATTATATTGACTGTGTTGTTCCTAATAAAAATCTTGGGGACGAATGGAAATCAGAAGGGTCAGTTATGAGAGCGTTTGAATCGATGTGTCATGAACTAAACTTAGTTGGATGGACGGCAACTCAAGGTAATAGAAGTTCAATATCTTCGGACGTTGTAACGACAGACCAAATGGGAGGTTCAATTAAGAAAGCACAAGTTGGACACGTAATCATTTCCGTTGCGAAATCATTACAACAAAAAGAAATGAAGTTAGCGACAATAGCGATAACTAAATCAAGAATTGGTGACGATGGTGTAGTATTTGAGAACTGTAAATTTGATAACGGTATGTTAGATATTGATACAGAATCTTCGGTGACTTTTTTAGGTCTTGAAGAACAAACTGAAGAAAGAAACAGACAACGAATTAAAGATTTAATTGATAAAAGAAAAGAAAGAGAAAAACAAAATTAATAAAAAAAACATGGAAAAAATTTTAATAGAGAATCCGAATAGATTTGTTATTTTCCCAATCGAACACGACGATATTTGGGAATTTTACAAACAACATCAAGCAGCATTTTGGACTTCAGAAGAAGTTGATTTATCAAATGATATTAGAGATTGGGAAAATTTATCAGATAATGAAAGATATTTCGTAAAAAATGTATTATCGTTTTTTGCGGCATCTGACGGTATTGTTAATGAAAACTTAGCTGAAAATTTCTTAAAAGAAGTACAATATCCTGAGGCGAAATTCTTTTATGGGTTTCAATTAATGATGGAGAATATTCACTCATTAATGTATTCATTACTTATTGATACTTACATATCAAATCCTCAAGAAAAAGACGAATGTTTTCACGCTATTGATAGGTTACCTGCGGTACAAAAGAAGGCGACTTGGGCTTTAGATTGGATTAAAAACTCAACATTTGAAGAAAGATTAATCGCGTTTGCGGCAGTTGAAGGTATCTTTTTTTCAGGTTCGTTCTGCTCAATTTTTTGGTTAAAATCAAGAGGTATTTTACAAGGATTATGTAACGCTAATACTTTAATTTTTAAAGATGAAAATTTACACTGTGACTTTGCAATTCATTTATTAAATCATCATATTGAAAATAAACCAAGTGAAAAAAGAATTAGAGAAATTCTATTATCAGCATTAGAAATTGAGAAAGAATTTATCACAGAATCTTTACCGGTGTCCCTTATTGGTATGAATTCAAACTTAATGATACAATATCTTGAATTTGTTACCGATGGATTATTACTTAAACTTGGATGTAAGAAAGAATTTAATGTTGAACAACCATTTAAATTTATGGAACAAATTGCGGTTGAAACGAAGGGTAATTTCTTTGAATCAAGAACTATGGAATATCAAAAAGCTAAATTAAACGAAACACTATCATTTACGGATGATTTCTAAATAAAAATAAATTATGTCATTAAAAATTAAAAAAAGAGGGGATGATGAGGTGTCTTTTAATCCTCAAAAAATCTATCAACGAGTTAAAAGAGCTGCAAAGGGGTTAAATGTTAATTCTGATGAGATATTCATTAAAGTTATTACATCGGTACCTACTGAAGGTAGCGTTACAACAAAAGAGTTAGATAAGTTGGTTTATGAAATAGCCGCAGCGTATACTGGAAGTCATCATGATTATTCAAGATTGGCATCATCGGTAGCAATTTCGTCTTATCATAAAGAAACTAATCCTAGTTTTTGTGAAACGATGAATGAATTATATAGTAATGGTATTATTAATGAAATTTTAATGAAAACCATTGAAGATTATGGTTCACAAAATATTGATAATATTATTAATCATGATAATGATTATAATTTTGATTACTTCGCTTGGCGTTCATTACAAGAAATGTATTTGTTAAAATTATCGAATGGTAAAGTAATTGAAAGACCTCAACATATGTACATGAGGGTTGCTTTATGGGTAACTAAATCATTTGAAGAGGCGGTGGACTATTATAATTCATTATCAAATCAATTAATTTCACCGGCAACACCAATCATGATTAATGCTGGAACAAAGACACCACAGTTGGCGTCATGTGTTTTACATTACAATAATTCAGACTCTCGTAAAGGTTTATTAGGAACTTTAAACGATATTTCAACATATTCATCGGATGCCGCGGGTATTGGATTATCTATGTCTAATATTAGAAGTAAAGAAAGTAGAATTTCAAGTTCAGGAGGATTTGCGGGTGGACTTTTAAAATATTTAAAAATTGTTAATGAATCACTTAGATTTTTTAATCAACAAGGACGTAGACCTGGTAGTGCCGCAATCTATATTGAGCCATGGCACAAGGACATAATTGACTTATTGGAGATTAAAAAGAATACTGGGTCAGAAGAAATGAGGGCTCGTGATTTATTTACCGCACTTTGGATACCTGATAACTTTATGAAAGCGGTTGAGTCTAATGACGATTGGTATTTATTCTGTCCAAATGATATTATTAGTAACGGTATTAAACCATTACAAGAATGTTATGGAAGTGAATATGAAGAAAATTATAATAAAGCGGTTTCTTTAGGTATTGGTAAACGAGTTAAATCTCAAGATATATGGAATAAAATTATTGAATCTCAAATTGAAACAGGAGTTCCTTATTTATGTTCAAAAGACAATGCTAATAAGAAGACTAATCATCAAAATATTGGTGTTATTAAACAATCAAATTTATGTAATGAGATTTATCAATTTACTGATGAAAATACTACCGCAATTTGTACTTTATCATCTATGGTGTTAAAAAACTTTATTAATGAGGGTAAATTTGATTTTGAATTATTGTATTCCGAAGTTAGAAAGGTTGTTAGAGCGTTAAATAAGGTTGTAGATATTAATAGTTATTCGACTGAAAAGGGTCGTAAAGGAGGTCTTGAACAACGAGCAATTGCTATTGGAACTCAAGGACTTGCGGATGTATTCTATTTGATGGATTTTATTTTTACATCTGAAGAGGCTAAAAAATTAAATAAAAATATTTTTGAGACAATATACTTTGCGGCAATTACTGAAAGTATGAATTTATGTAAGTCTGGTGAATATCTACCGTATAAATTTTTTGATGGGTCTCCAATGTCAAAAGGAATATTCCAATTTGATATGTGGGGGTTAGATAAAACAGGTTTAAGTGAGATGTGGGATTGGGATTCTCTTAAGTTAGAGGTTTCTAATCACGGAGTTTGTAACTCTTTATTCACGGCACAAATGCCTGTAGCGTCTTCGGCAAAAATTACGGGTTCTTTTGAAATGACTGAACCGGCTCACTCGGCGTTATTTAATAGACGTGTTGTTGGTGGTGAAATTTTGATTGTTAACAAATACTTAATTAGTGATTTTGAAAAAATTGGTATTTGGTGTGAAGATTTGAAGAATGAAATTATTATGAATGAAGGTTCAATTCAGAGTATTAATTTTAATCATTATTTAGACACTGAAGATAAAAATTACAATAAAAAAGTTAAACGAATTGAACATTTAATTCCAAAATACAAAACTATTTGGGAAATATCTCAACGAGAATTAATTGATATGGCTGCGGATAGAGGTCCATTTATTGACCAATCACAATCAATGAATATCTATATGTCGGCACCAACATTACCAAAAATTTCATCGGCACATTTTCATGGATGGAAACAAGGATTAAAAACTCTTTGTTATTATGTTAGAACTAAAGCAATTTCAACGGGAGCAAAACACTTAGCGGTCGATATTTCTAAAATTGAAAATTCAAGAATGGAGAAACAAATACCAAAAATTGATATCATTACTGTTGACCCAACAATTAAACCAACCGATTCTGAATTTGAATGTTTTGGATGTGGTTCTTAATATAAAATAATTACTAATAAAAAAATCACGGCACATGTCGTGATTTTTTATTTTATATCTATTCACCGAAAATATTGTAACACTATATTTATGATAAATGGCTGAAGGAAAAACATATGGTATTAATTTCCCTTTTAAAGAATCTTTAAAAGGTAATTATCTTTCGTTGTCGCAAGATAGTGATGAAGAAATTAGAACGGATTTAATTCACTTATTATTAACAAGAAAAGGTACGAGATATTATTTACCTGATTTTGGTACACGATTATATGAATATATTTTTGAGCCAATGGATGGACCAACATTTTCTGATATTGAGGCTGAGATAAGAGATTCTGTTTCAGAATATATTCCTGGAATCACTATCACTAAAATAAGTGTAACTGCCGCGTCTGATGGGGAGGAAGATAAGGGAACTTATGTCCAAGGGGATGTAAGAGTTTATAGAGTCCCTGGTATAAGTGAAAAAGAACATACGGCTAAAATTAAAATTGATTATATAATCACAGATTCAGCATTTAATCAGAGTGATTTCGTAATCATTAATATTTAATAATATAT